GAACCAGGCCAAAAAGAACAAATAGGTTCACTACTAGTAGTAGTAGTATGGATGAAATACCTCGCCACCGATGCAAGAAATGTGGGTACGAGTGGCCCATTATCGTAGCGCATCCGATGAAATGCCCTAACTGCCAAAGCCGTAAATGGGATCAAGCGCCGGAGGGGGCATAGATGCCTCGCGGTAAAAAGAGCATCGAGACCCTTCAGGCGGAGGAGTATGCCCGGATGCAGGAAGATCCGGCTGGATACTTCATCCCCACCGTTTTGGGCGACAACCTCTGGGATGACCAGAACCGCATAATCGAGTCGGTCAGGGACAACCCGAAAACCGCATGGCGGAGCTGTCACGGCATAGGAAAATCGTTCTGTTGTGCGCGATTGTGCCTGTGGTGGCTTTACAGTTTCCCCCGTAGCATAGTCATCACCACCGGCCCCACTTGGCGGCAGGTGGAGGACATTTTATGGAAAGAGATAAGGTCGGCCCATGCCAACTCAATCGTGCCTCTCGGCGGCAACCTCGCCCCCTCCGCTACCATCCTGAGCATCGACGGCAAAGAGTGGGCCGCGATCGGTCTGTCCACCAACGACCCCAACAGGTTCCAGGGCTACCATTCGGAACACCTGCTGGTGATTGTTGACGAGGCGGCGGGTGTTGACGAGGACATATTTGAAGCCATAATGGGCGTCCTGACCTCCGCCCACTGCCGGTTGGTCCTGATAGGCAACCCGACCGACATTGGGGGCCAGTTCTACCGAGCTTTCCGAACCGAAGGGTGGAGCACTGGCCGAACGGCTGCCTGGGACACTCCGAACTTCACGGCGTTTGGTATCACAAAAGAAGACATAATTAATAATACCTGGGAACCAAAAGTTCCCAAAACCGACGACGGGAACTACAAATGGCCTTACCCCTGGCTTATCACTCCGAAATGGGCTCATGAAGCGTTCCAGGAGTGGGGGGTCAACCATCCTGCTTGGTTTGCCCGAGTTGAGGGCGAGTTCCCGGACCAGGGCGAGTATTCGGTTATCCCCTTGGGCTGGATTGAGAAGGCTCAAGACCGCTGGATAAACGGGTCGTGGGACGCTAACGCTCCTATCATCCTGGGGGTTGACGTTGCCCGAGGCGGGATGGACCAGAGCGCCATCTGTGCGCGGCAAGATAGGCGCGTTCTGTGGGTCAAAGCCTACTCAGGGCTTGATACTCAGGAACTTGCGGGTCAGGTTATCAAGGTCTATCGTGAAGTCGGCGCTCGGCAGGCTAACGTTGACGTGATCGGTCTTGGTGCTGGCGTTGTGGACGCTCTGAAACCGATTCGAGACGTGAACGTGTCGGAGGTCAACGTGGCTTCGGGGTCTAGCGTTCTTGATGCTGATAACAACCGAGTCTACCGCAACCTCCGCGCTGAGTTGTGGTGGGCGGTTCGGTTGGCTCTCGATCCGAAAGGTGACACGTTGCTTCAGTTGCCCTCTGACGGCAAGCTTCTGGCGGATCTGGCCTCCCCTCAGTACACTTTCAGGTCCGGTCTGACTCAGATCGAGGACAAAGAAGAGACCAAAAAGAGGATTGGTCGAAGTCCAGATCTCGGTGATGCCGTGATGCTCACATTCGCTCCGATGGAACGGCCTGTGACTTCGTTAAGTTTTGTTTGCGCTACGAAACCCGCGTCTCGCTGGGCCGGAACTACATGATCTTTATCGTAATTCCAGGTTGGATAGATTTCTAGGCGGTTGCAAAATGTTAGACAGGTTTCGGTCCAGAATAGCGAAGGCCATAGCGCCGCCTCAACCCCCCAAAGCGCTCGTCACCGGCACTTACCCTAGATTCGATTCGTCGGCCAGAAACTTACAACTTGAGTATGGCCGTAGCGGTTGGCGGTATCAGTTGCCCGGTTGGCCGCAGAGGGACCATTTACCGGAGCTATCTGGTAGAAATCTTTGGACCGTTCTGCAAGAGATGGGCGACAATGACGCCTACTGCGGCGCTACACTAAACGCTTACAGCATGTTCATTCGGCGGTCGGATTGGACCGTCCAACCAGCTTCAAAAGAGAAGGAAGACCTGGAAGCTGCCGAGTTCCTGGAGTCGTGCATGGGCGACATGGGCCACTCCTGGAAAACGGTGATAGCTGCCGCATCGACGGCGGTTCCCCAGTACGGTTTTTGCCCCTTCGAAAAGATTTTCAAGGTGAGAAACGGCGAGAACGAGGACGATCCCCGGTACGGGTCCGAGTACGACGATGGCCTGATTGGGTGGTCCAACCTGGCTCTGAGGAGCCCTGACACGGTTCTCCACTGGAACTACGACCCCCAGGACGTGACGAGACTTCGGGGCCTGACCCAGTTGGCGGCTCCTGACTGGCGGCAGGTGTTCATCCCGATCGAGAAGCTGCTGATCCTCAGAGCCACGCCCGGCAAAGATTCGCCCGAAGGCCGCAGCCTGTTGAGGTCATCGTATCGGGCCTGGCGGACGAAAAAGATAATGGAAGATTTCAGGAACATCATAATCGAACGCGGTGGCGCTGGGATACCGTGGGCCGAAGTTCCACAGAACATAGTTAACGCTCCGGCTCAGTTGGCCGCCGACCCGCTCAACCCGGCCTATATCGAGGCTAACGCTTCGTATCAGTCGATAACCGAGATGCTCCGTAGCATTTGCCTTGACACCCAACAGTACATCGTAACACCCCAGATACTCGACGAAAAGACGGGAAAAGAGCTAGTCAAAATCTCGTTCCTCCAGCCAGCGATGGGCGGCGACATCGTAGCTCACATTACCGCTGCGATCGAGACCGAGGCCAAAGCGATCCTGTTGGCCTCTATGACCGAGTTTCTGGCGCTCGGTATGGGCAGCAGCGGGTCGCTTGCCTTGTCGAGAGACAAGACCGACAACTTCACCCTGAGCGTTTCGGCGATCCTCGACGCGTTCGAGTCCTCGATAAACGACCAGCTAGTTAAACAGCTCTTCCGGCTCAACCCCGAATTTGAAGACCTGAAAAAGCTGCCCAAAATAGTCCACGATCCAGTAGTACCGCTATCTACTAGCGACGTTGCCACGATCATCTCACTGTTCGAGAAGGCGGGCTGGGAATTAAAATCTCAGTCTACGATCCGAGACACGATCCTCCAGTCGATCGGGCTTCCCGACTACGAAGAGCAGACCGCGTTGGAATCTGACGCTAGCGCCGTCCCTGGCAAGGAGTCCGGCGGACGGGCCGAGGCTATCCAACAGATCATCGAGGCGCGGTCGGAAGCTAAGAAGTCTGCCAGGAAAGAGAAACGGGCCGTTCGCAAAGGGGCGAAATACAAGACGTGGCGGACTCGATCGGGAGCTTGTGATTTCTGCAAAACGATGGAAGGCGAACGGCGCAAGATCGGCGACCCTTACAGCAACGGATCGCAGAGAGCGTTTGGTCATCCAAACTGTCGGTGTTACAGCGAGTTTAGTTGATGCGGAGGTTGAGAGATGCCCGGCGTAGCACCGTTCATGTCGTTGCTGACTAAATCCGGCTTTTTCAACCCGTGGGTCGATCTGACCGACCAGCAGCGGTTCGACCTCCTGGGCGGCGCGTTCTGGTCGGAGGTCGCGGCTCTGGGGTACGACGTGGTTGCGCTGAAATCATACTGCTGGAAGATGACGGGCCGTTCCGAGTCCGACTTTATCCAGAATTTACGATGATCTTCGACGCCCCGCCCGGCTCCGAGGCGGCACGGAATATCGGGCCTCTCCACTTTACTCTTGGTGATTCTATGGACGACGTTGAAGCCGATGTTTTGAAGGTGATGAAGTTACGCCACCGAGGAAAAGCAAAGTGGGTAGGCGATTGAACCATGATCGATCCCGTTGAGCATTGGTGGCTTGATGCTTAGTTCTCTTATGTACCCAAGCTTGGTGACAACATGACGGACGACATTTTTGAAGACGATAAGAAGGACGAGGAACTGGAGAAAGCTTCAGATTCCGATATCGTCCGGGGCGTTATCGATCAGGTCAACGATCCATCTCTTAAAGAGATGCTGACCGGCTGGCTTGGCGACAACGTGGACAAGGAAGCCGAGATCGCCGAGGAAGGCGGCGGGACTGACGTTATCGACGAGATTGCTGAAGAGATCGGCGAGAAGGTCGAGGACGTTGTGGCGGAGGTTCTGGGAGGCGGCGGCGGGGAGGAAACTGTCTCGGAGCCGGAGCCTGAGGTTCCCGGCATGGAGAAGTCCGACGACGATGATGAGGACGACCTAGAGAAGTGCAGCGGTAGCGACAAGGATCTTGAGAAGTCCGACGACGATGATGAGGATGATGAAGACGAACCTGCCGTCGAGAAGTCGTGGCGGGTTCCTCTGTTCAAGTCCGAGGAGGAGCAGGTCGTTTACGGCGTGGTTCTCGAACCTGGGACCGAAGACCTCCAGGGCGACATCGTGGCGGCGGCGGACGTGAGGAAAGCCTGTCACGAGTTCATGATGAAGTCGCAGCGGATCGGCCACGAGCACGAAGGCTCAGTCAACGCTCAGATCGTTGAAAACTACATCGCGCCGTTAGACTTCGATTGTGGCGGCCAGCGTGTCAAAAAGGGCTCTTGGATCATGGTAACTAAGATCCACGATCCGAACATCTGGAACGCCGTCAAGACTGGCGAGATTACTGGCTATTCTATCGGCGGGTCTGGAACTCGCATCCCCGTCTGAGGTGATCTGTTTTGGCTCAACTGTTATCGAATCTTGACATAGACGAGGTCTCGCTCGTTGGTAAGGCGGCGAACGGGAAATCTCGTTTTCTGATCTACAAGAACATGGAGCGTAAGAAGATGACTCCCCCGGCCCCGAATGAGGCCATAATGAAGGCCGTTGAAACGGCCCTGGCGGCCGAGCGCCGGAAGACTGACGCCATCCGCAAAGATCTGGATATCGAAAAGAGCAAGCGGAGACGCGGCGAGATCGCCGAGTTCGTGAAGAAGCACGGTCTGGACGTTCTCGGCATCGAGAAGACGATCGATAAGCTGATCGCTATCGAGAAGTCCGACATGCCGAAAGACACCAAGAAGGCGATCATAGCCGATCTGGTCAAGTCTGCCGAGGCGCTGAAGCAGTCCGACCTTTTCAAGAGTTATGGGACTAGCCAGCCCGCCCCGAACTCTCCCGAGGCCGCTTTCGAGGCTGCCGTCCAGGAGAGGATGGATATTGTCCAGAAGTCCGCCGGTGACTCCCCCAAGTCCGAGCAGGTCGTGAGATCCGAGGCGGTCGCCTGGGTGGTCAAGAACAAGCCTGGTCTGTTCTCCGCTATTAGAGGTGGTCGCTAATGGCGATGGATTTCTGGTCTAACCCGGCCGAGGTTGTCAACTTCCCGACCGACGTTCTCTCTCTCGCTCCGACCGGCGACATGGAAGCTAAAGAACTCCATTTCGTCACGATGGGCGGGGACGCTACGGTTACGGCAATCACTAGTGCTGCGGATCTCGCGGTCGGTGTCCTGAAGAACCAGCCTGTCGCTACGACCGGCCCTCGACTGGTGGCTCTGGTCCAGGTCCGAGGCGTTGCCAGAGTTGCCGTAGGTTCTGGCGGCCTTGTAGCAGGCGATCTGGTCACTAACGATAACGCTGGCAAGGGTGTCAAGCTCGACCCCGTGGTAGGTGGCGCGTTCGCTTACGGCGTCTGCCTGTACGGTGGCGATGACGGCCAGACTGCTTCTGTGAGGCTGTTCGATGGTCCGTGCTGGATTCCCAAGCCCGCCGGAGGAGGCTAAACACAATGATACCTAACAACTACCAGCTCGCGTCTGTCCCGGTCTATCTGGCTCCTGACCAGGTGACGCCGGTTCACAAGGGGCTCGATTACGGCCAGATCATGGTCGCCCGCATCCAGGCCGAGTACAGCCTGGCTTACCGGCAGGACCCCAGAGGTTTCGTGGCCGATCAGTGGTTCCCTCTGGTCGAGGCCAAGTTCATATCCGGGCTGTACCCCAAGTGGTCTAAGGAGACCTTCTTCACCGACTACGTGGGCGAATGGAACCCCGGTTCCGCGCTGCCTCAGGGCGACCTCAAGATCGACCCCCACGGATCGTTCGTTTGTAAGAGGTACGCTTGCGAGACAACGATTGCCGACGACATACCTTTCGTGGCCGACCCCGGTATCGACCCCGTGTTCGCAACCACGGAGTTCCTGACCGGCGTTATGCAGCTCCACAAGGAACGGGTTCTGGCCGACGCCTACTTCCAGTCCGCCGGGACCGGAGGGACGAACGTCTGGGGGACCAACGTTTCCGGGGTGACGAGCGGCGAGAACAACTCGACCACGTTCCGCAGGTTCGACGATTACGCTAACTCCTCGCCGAGAGACATGTTTCGTGTCATGCGGGTGGCTCTCAAGGAGAAGACCGGGATCATGCCGAACACGGCGGTTATGGGCGAACAGGTTTTCGAGGTCCTTCGGACCCATCCCCAGCTCATCCAGTGGTATCAGACCGGCGCGAACACGATCAGGAACATCACCGAGCTTAACGAGACGGCGATGGCCCAGGCGCTCGGTATCGACAAGATCATGGTCGGTAGGGCGATGTATAACCACGCCAAGCCCGGCGATACCGTTGATCTGCGTTGGATCTTCGGCAAGCACATCTGGCTCGGTTACGTGGACACTCCCGGCCCGATGAAGGCCATTAGCGGGATGAACCTGAGCTTTAACCAGCCCCTCGGGGGCTTCGATACCGCGTTCACTACCGTACCGGACCTACGGACCCATGCTCAGTACAACCAGGCGTTCCAGTGCTACTGCCCGGTAATCGTGGGCGCTGACTTCGGCGCTATGGTGGCTAACATCATCTCCTGAGAGGCCGGACCATGAAGCGATATCAGGTCTTGAACGACTTTATGACCTACACCGACAAGGGCAAGCCCGCTCCGATGCGGAGGGGCACCGTCCTTACCGAGACCGAGGTGGCCACCTGGCTCAACCTCGGCGCGATGCTCGGCACGATGATCGTCGAGATACCGGGAGGCGGTAACGGTGGCAGTTCACATTGACTCTAGGCTGGTCGGCAGGTTCGGGTTCGACGGGATCTCCTGTAAAAATGCCGACCTGAACTCCCAGGAGATCGAGATCGGGTCTACCCCGGCGACCTACACGTTGGCTTCTCTGAAGAAGGGCGACGAGCTTGTTAAAATCAAGTACATAATGTCGGCCCCCTTCAACGGCACTCTGAAGCTCGGTAACGGGTCGTCTGCTGATGCTTATGTGAAGACGGGCTCGTTCCCGAAGTCCGGTGCGGGCGTTATCATGATAGGCAAGATGATAACCGAGGATACCGACATCAAGCTCGAAGTGGGGTCAGGGACGACTACCGGCGCGGGCTGGTTCAAGGTGGTCTGGGATGTTTAAACTTTTAGTGATTCTGGCCGTCCTGATGGCCCCGGCGTCTGCGGTCATCTTCGCGGACGACGTGAAGGTCGGCGGCGATCTGAACGTCGAGGGCAACCTTACCGTCGGCGGGACTCCTATGTGGCACGTCCAGACGATCACGACCCCGGCAGCCGCAGCCTCTGGCGAGGTATTAAATGCGACCGCTGGGGCGATAACGACCGACGGGACGAACATCAGCGCGGCCAATATGACCGGAACGATCGACGCCGCTCGGTGCCTGATCTTGACTCCAAGCGCCAATATGACCGGCGACGCCCTCCTGACAGGAACCAACGTCAACGACGAGGATATCACGGAGACGATCGCCTGGAACGCGAGCGCCAACGCCACGACCACGACGCAGGCTTTCAAGGCCCTGACGTGGGCCAACTTCACGACCGACACGAACACCTCAGTCACCATCGATTACAGCGATAAGCTCGGCCTGGACGCGATTCCCTCCGACGCCGACGCAGTGATGTTCACTTTCCTCGGCGGTGTGATGGAAACGACCCTCCCAACGGTGACGATCGGGGCGACGGTGGCTGAATGTCTGGTGGACCTCAATAGCACCCTCACCGGGGAGGATGACGTGAAGATCTACGTCTACGAGGCGGTCTGATGGTCGAAGAGCGATACCTGGAGTTCACCCGCCCCTTCACCTGGAGGGACGAGGACTACGCCAAAGGCGACAGGATGAAGCTCTCTTCGGACGTGATCTCGTTTGGGGAGGCGTCGGATCTGATCAACTCCGAGATCGCTAAGCTCGTCGTTAAGAAGAGGTGATCGGCAGATGGTTGATGTAACTTTCACTATGGGGGCCGTTATCACCGACGGTCCCACCATTGCCCTCGAGGACACGATGACGGACCCAACGGGCGTCGGGTTTATCGAGGCCGTGGTCCCCGCCCAGGATTCGAGGGCAGTCGAAGTCCATCCGGGCGACCCTGGCGACGTTGTGGTCTTCTTCATGACCTCCAACAACTACGAAGACCTGACGTTCACCGTGGGCGATGGGTCGCCTGTGGCTATCGTCGGCCCCGTGATGCTCGTTGGAGCGGGCCAGGTCGGGCTCCTGGGCGCGGCTCTGGCTACGATCGAGTTCGAGAATGCGGATACCGAAGCCGACGCCAATATCAGGATGACCATTGGCAGGTCCGGTCTGGTAGCTGCTACCGGGTAGCTACCACCAAACTTTTTAGGTTGAGATTATGGCACAAAACCAGAACGCAGGCGTTCTATTCGATCGGAAGCACGTTCCCGATTTAACCACCGCGAGCGATGTTTACGTTAACGTACCGCTAGATTCTAGTGGTAACACCATTTGGAACACCGAAAAGCTGCTCAGTAAAATATTCTATTTCAACGCCACTATCAATAATTTGCTTGTCCGGGTTCTGGCTTCAGACGATGGCGGCGAGACGTTCCCTATAATAGCTTACCCCGAGACGTTGGTGGCGGTCGGGTCGCCGGTTCGAGCTACGATCGGCAACTATTACGGCCAGATGAAGATCCAGGTCAAACCTGCGGCATCTGGGCAGAACGGGACGCTCACTACTGAGGCTTACGGCATATCTGTTGCCGATCTGACATTGGCTACTTCGGCAAAACAGGACGACCTCATAACTGCGGTGGGTGGCCAGGCGGCTCAGGTCCAGATCGAGATAACCCGGCCCGCGAACACGACTCAGTACGCCGCCAATGACGCCATCGCAGACAACGACCCATCGATCACGACTCATCTGCTGTCCGGGATGGCTCGGGCCAACGGTGGATCGGGCCGGATCGTCCGGGCGTGTATCAAGACCGACAACGTCTCCTGGACGACCGCCGTGAGGCTGGTGATCTACAAGGCGGCTCCAGCAGACGGTTTCATCGCCGACAACGCTGCCTTCGATGCGAAGTACGCCGACAAAGCCTCGATCGTCGGGACCATAACGTTCCCTGGATTTTCTGCTATGGGAACGGGCGCTGCTGGCGGGATTCGGGCGGCGGTGGTCGAGGGGCTGTATATACCCTATGCTTGCGGCGCGGGTGTCAAGGATCTATATTTCCAGATGTATATCCCCTCCGGGACTCCGACCCCGGCGAGCGGTCAGAAGTTCTACGTCCATCTGGGAATCGAGCAGGACTAGGACTGAGGTGACCAAGCGATGGTATCCAAGCAGGTACGGAGGGCTCTGCTGGCCTCCCAGATCCATCGGCAACAGAACGAGCTGGAGCTGTGGACCACGCTGGCGGCGGGCAACTTCGCGCCGCGAGTCGATTTCCCGGCGGCTTACTCGGGCCGAGTCTATTGGGAGTTCAACGGCATCCTATATCCGGCCACTTCTGGCGAGGCTATATCGGCTCCCGCGGTCGGAGGGATGCAGAGGGCGGTGCTGAAAGGCGTACCGCTATCGGCTCTGACGTGGTTGGATGCGAACACCTCCGGCCTGGTGGGGGACATCACGACCCTACGACTCGACAGGTTCCGGTCGAAACTGGCGTATCTGAACCTGGCCTTTACCGACGTCAGTGGCGACATTGCAAGTTTGGCGGGACTGTCGGGCCTGGTGAATCTGTACCTGGCCAGCACTTCCGTAAGTGGCGACATTTCAAATCTAGCTGGACTGTCGAAACTGGTGACTCTGTCCCTGGCCAGCACTTCCGTAAGTGGCGACATTTCAAATCTGGCTGGACTGTCGAACCTGACGACTCTGCGCCTGCACACCACATCGGCAACGTGCGGCTCGACGTTCACAGCATCGTGGGTCGGGATGCGAAACTTTCAAGTACAAAATTGTTTAATGTCTCAGGCAGCTGTCGATAACGTCATCGAAAGCATCTGGGATGCCAGAGCCAGGTTCATTTACGCCACTCCAGCACTAAACGTCGGCGGGAACAACGCCGCTCCAGCCGGGACCGTCGCCGCTCCACCAGGAGGCGGTGTATCCAATAGCGATTGGGATTGGGACGGCGCGAAATACATACCGCTCACGGCGGGGGCGATGATATGGGATCTGGCCAAGGATGTCAATTCCGAAGGCTTCAAGAAGTGGGCGATCACCTACAACGGGGGGTCGATATGAAGGATAAAATAAATGTCCTTCCATACGTCAACATCGCGAAGGAGCCGACGACCGACTACGTGATCCGGGCGGGGATGCTCTACGAGATTCAGCGCAGCCCCGGTGATGTGACGATCCTC